CCGCCCCGACGCTGGCCGAGCAGTACCCGATCGAGAACGTCCGCTTCGTCAACGGCCGCACCCACCACCGGACGAAGCGGCCCGACGACGAACGCTGGTGGGACCTCCTCGAAGCCGCCTGCGGGAAAACCGGGTTCCTCTGCCGCGGCTACCCGGGCGGCGCCGTCAAGGCGTGCCGAGGCTGCCAGCGTGCCGTCGGGGCCGACGAGCAGCAGTGACCGCCCAGCCGAAAGGGCCCGCTCCCACCGTCAGGAGCGGGCCCTTCGTCATGCCGTCAGTGCGGGGCTGCCGCCTGGCGCCGCTGCCACCACCGGTAGCCCGCCCGCGGCGCCTCCCAATACACGGCGCGCAGAATCCAGTAGCCCGCGAGCAGCATCCACCAGACCAGCGCGAACATGCCGACGATCGCCTTGATGCACAGGCCGAAGAAGCCGCCCACCGAACCGCCTACCGGCACCGACACTCTCAACGGGCCCACGCCGCCCGACAGTCGAATCCCCATCGCAACCCCCCAACAGGCGCGCGCACCCCCTGCGCGCGGTCCGCGGATGCTACCGCCGACGGCCGTGCGCCTGACGGGTCTTCGCCGCTTTCCGCCCCATACGAGACCGCTGCGGGAACGTCCGTCCGGCGTTACTGATCCTTGCCGCCTTGGACTCGCTCGCACCCTTGCGGCGTAGCGCGCGGTACACCGCGAAGCGGCTTCGGTACACGAAGCCGGCGCGTCCGCCTCGATCGGAGACCATCTCTACCCCTTCCGTCGGCTCCTTCAATGGTGCGCCTGCGTCTCCTGCTGCGGTAGTGGACTTAGCGACTAATCGACACTCATCTCCTATGATTCAAAGGTGAAAGTGATGTAGGGCTGAAGATTCAACGGTTACGAGGAGTTTGAGATATGGCCGCCGGACCCGCCCCGTACAACCGGACGAATCCGGCCGAGAAGGCCGAAAAGGCCGCAATCGTCTTCCAGCTCAAGCTCGACGGCCACTCGTTCCGCGCCATCGAAGCAATCACCGCCGCCCCCAACGGGCCCACCGACGGCGTCCGTATCCCCTGGACCACCGCCCGCGACCTCCTGCGCGAAGAGCTCGCACGCCGCGTCGACCCGAAGATCGACCAGTACCGGGCGCTCCACCTCGAACGCCTCGAAGGCGAGTTGGTCCGCCTCAACGAGCTGGAGGAGCGCGCCAAGCTCGTCCTCGACCGGCACCACATCACCGTCAACAACGGCCGCGTCATCGCCGTCGACGGCGAACCCCTCCAAGACGACGGCCCCGTCCTCGCCGCCATCGACCGCCTCATCAAAATCGAAGACGCGCGGCGAAAGAACAACGAATCCCAGCGCAAGCTCCTCGGTCTCGACGCCCCCACCAAGGTCGACGCACAGGTCACCGAAGTCACCCAGCAGGACATCGAACTGCAAGAGATGGTCCGCGACGCCAAGGCCAAGGTGCAGATGGAAGAGCAGGGCATCATCGACGGCGGCACGGGCTGACGTGGCGACCGCAGTCCGTGCGCCCGGCTACCTCGAAGGCCAGGACGCCGAGACGTTCGACCTCGCGACCTACCTCGCCGGCTTCGACCCGCGGCTCCTGGCCGACCCGGAAGGCCGGCGGACGCTGACCCGGCTGGACCCGCTCCTGTTCGGGCTCGTCTACCTGCGGCATCACCTCCGCGACAGCGAAGGGCGGATCACGTTCGGGGATGCGCACCTCGACTGGTGCCGTGCCGCCCGCGCCTGGATCCGCCCGCCCGGTGGTCCTGCCGAAAACCGGAACGCCTACATCGCCCCCCGTAACATGGGGAAGTCCACCTGGTGGTTCCTCATCCTGCCGACCTGGGCGGCAGCCCACGGTCACGTCAAGTTCGCCGCCGCCTTCGCCATGGCTGCCGGCCCGGCCCAGACGCATCTCGCCACGTTCAAGCGGGAGATCGACACGAACGAGCTGCTCCGCCACGACTTCCCGAAGCTGTGCACTGCGGCAAAGCGGCCGTCGGGTGCGAACGTCGCGGACACGCAGGCTATGTACATGGCCGAGTCGGGGTTCGTGTTCGCGGCCCGCGGCATCGACTCCTCGAACCTCGGCATGAAGGTCGGCGAGCAGCGCCCCGACCTGATCTTGTGCGATGACATTGAGCCCGACGAGTCGTCATACTCGCCCGAGCTGGCCCGCAAGCGGCGCACCACCCTCGTCGACTCCATCCTGCCGCTCAACGTGTACGCCCGCGTCATCATCTCGGGCACCGTCACCATGCCCGGCAGCATCGTCCACCAGCTGGTGAAGCACGGCCGCGGCGTCGAGACCGCTGAATGGGTGCGCGAGGAGGGCTTCCGCGCCCACTACACCCCGCCGATCATCAAGCGGGACGACGGCAGCGAGCGCAGCGTCTGGCCAGGAAAGTGGCCGCTCGACTACCTCAAGGACATTGAGCACACCCGGTCGTTCGCGAAGAACTACGCCAACGATCCGATGGGCGCGGACGGGGATCTGTGGACGCCGGACGACTTCCGCTACCCGGGGGATGAGGGCGTGGACCCGGTCACGCACATGATGCTGTCGATCGATCCGGCGGTCACGGCGAAGCGCACCTCGGACTTCACCGGCCTGGGCGTGGTGTCGTGGTCGGCTCGGCATCAGCGTTGCACCGTGCACGCCGCGACCGCGGTGAAGATCCAGCCGGGGCCGCTGCTGCGGGAGCGGGTCCTCGCGATGCTGGACGAGTTCCCGCAGATCGGACTGATCCTCATCGAGGTGAACCAGGGCCAGGACACGTGGCAGGCGATCTTCCACGGCATGCCGGTGAAGGTGAAGACGGTCAACCAGGTCGAGCCCAAGTTCACCCGGGCCGAGGGCGTGCTGAACCACTATCAGCGCGGCCGGGTCATCCATGCGCGCAGGCTGCGGGAGCTGGAAGAGCAGATGTGCGCGTTCCCGAAGGCCCCACATGACGACCTCGTGGACTGTGTGGGGTCGGCAATCCGACGCTTCATCCCGGTGGCACCGAAGAAGGCGCCTGCTTCGGCTGGGCGGGCCAGTTACCTCTAGACCTGCGATTCGCAGGCAAAGCCGACCTATCAGGAAAGTATGTATTGCTACTAAGCTCGGCTATCCTTCGAATCATCGGTCGATGGTCGGGAGGGTTGCGTGGACGCAGAGCGTGCCGACCTCATGTACGGCATTGAGGAACTCAATGAGGCTCGCCCCGCATACGACCAGGCGCAGACCTACTACGACGGCAAGGTCCCCGAGGTCTTCACGTCGATCCGGATCCGCCGGGCGCTCGCGGTCCACGGCATCGACTTCGACCTGAATTTTGCCAAAACGCCCGTCAATGCGGTCACGAACCGGCTGAAGATCGCGTCGATCACCAGCCCCGACGAGGCCACGAACACGCTGATCTCGCAGATCTGGCAGGACAACCAGCTCAACCTGGAGATGCCCGACCTGTTCCGTCGGGCCGGCGAGTTCGGCGACGCGTACCTGATGGTGCTGCCTGTCGAGGACGACAAGGGCAACGTCGTCCGCGTCGACATGTTCTACAACTCGCCGCAGACCGTGCGCGTGATCTACAGCCAGGACAACCCCCGCCGTAAGGCGTACACGATCAAGAAGTGGTGTGACGGCCCCTATCACCGCGCCGAGTTGCTGTATGACGACCGGATCGAGCGGTGGACCACCGGCAAGAACTCGAACGGCGACAAGCCCGCCGACTGGATGCACTGGCCCGCCGACGAAGCGGACCCCGAGTCGTGGGAGATTGCCCACGACTGGGGCGAGCAGCCCGTCTTCCACTACCGCAACGACCGCCCCTACGGATGCCCCGAGCACTACGGCGCCTACGGCCCCCAGAACGCGATCAACAAGTTGCAGCAGACCCACATGGGCACCGTCGACTACCAGGGATTCCCGCAGCGGTACGCGCTCACTGAAGCCGCCAACACCGACACGAGCGACCTGGAGCCCGGCGACTTCAACGACAACGACTGGCCCCTCCTCGAGAAGGGCGTCGGCCCGAAAGACTCCGGCGACGACAGCTCCCTCAAGGCCGGCCCCGGCGAAATGATGCTGCTGCGCGGCTTCAAGGCCGTCGGCCAGTTCGACGCGGCACAGCCCAGCGTGTTCCTGGAGCCGATCCACTTCAACATCCGCGCGATGGCGCAGATCACCGACACGCCCCTGCGGATGTTCGACCCGCAGTCCAGCCGCCAACGCTCCGGCGTCTCCTACCAGGAGGAAGACGGGCCGTTCATCAGCAAGGTCGAAATCCGGCAGACGTCCTACGGAGCGGCCACGCACGAGGCGTTCATGTTCGCCCTGCGCCGCCTCGGAGTCATCGACCCGGTCCTGTCCGTGGACTGGGTGCCCGCCAAGAGCGTCACGGACGCGCAGGGCTGGGAGACCGTCAAAGCAAAGATTGCCGCCGGTGTGCCGCGCAAGCAGGCCCTCATGGAGGCCGGCTACCGGGCCGAGCAGGTCGACGAATGGCTCGCGGGCGTCGATGATGCCGAACTGCAGCGCCGCGTCGATGTCCTCGCCAGCCTGGCGGACTCCGCTCAGAAGCTCGGCTCTGCCGCCACGCTCGGCGTCATCAGCGGCGAGCAGGTCACCGCCCTGCTGGCTGGGACGATCGACGACCTCGAAGCCCTCGCTGTGGCGCAGGAGCAGGGCTGATGCCGTACAGCAGCGAGCACCTAGCCCGTCTCGTCCAGGACGAGCACACCGGCCAGGTCATCGACCTGGAGCATCGAGTAGCCTCGGCGTCATTCGGCAACGGCGAGACCCTGTTCGCCCAGCTGATCCGCCGTACCCTCGCAGCCTGGACCCGCGCGTTCGGCGGCCCCGACCAGCCCGCCATGCCCGGTGACCTGCTGCGGCGCATCCTTGCCGCGGCCCGCGCAGCGATCCGCCGCATCCTCGACGGCGTCACCCCGCAAGCCGACACGGCCCTGAACGACAGCATCGGAGAAGCACTGGCCCTCGGGGTGCGGCAGGGGGGCGAGTTCCTGCGCGCGGCCAGAGGGCGCGGTCGAACCGTCAGCGCGCTCCGGCCCAGCCGTCGTCTCCTCGGCGAAGCCCGCCGGCTCGGAGACCTCATCACCCAGCGCCGGGATCGTGCCCTCCAGCTCCTGCAGCCCGACCGGATCACCCGCTGGACGCACCTCCTGACCGGGATCGGCGCCGGCCACGCCACTTTCTCTGCGATCCGCGCGCACGTCGCCTGGGTCGTCAACACCGCCGTGAACGAGGGCTTGGACGCTGTGATCCGGGCGTCGGCGAAGGTCAGGCTGTGGGTGTCGGAAGCAGACGCGTGCGTGCGCTGCCTCGCCTACACAGGCCGCACCGCCCCGATCGACGAGCCCTTCCCGGGCGGCCTGTCGTGGGATCCCCGCCAGCGCCACATCGGCGCCGAGGGCATCGACGGGCCGCCGCTGCATGCGAACTGTCGCTGCCGCACCGTCCCCTGGAACGACGCCTGGACGACGTCCGGCGTGCCGTTTCCGCTGGCGTTGCAGCGAGAGGCGCACCGCTCCCTCGGCTACGGCACGGCCCGCCCCTCCGAGTCCCGGGCCGCACGGCTGCGCGCCGCCCGCGAGCTCCTGCGCACCGAACCCGACCTGCTGCCTGCGGTGGAGGCGCGCGCCCGAGCCGCACTGCGGACCGGCCGCTTCACCCAAGCCGCATAACCCC